TCCGCAGTTTGGAACCCATGCGTTGGTACGCCATATGTACTTCGGTTTCGAACTGTTTGATGAAGGCTTGGTCGATAGTATTAGCCATTTTATCAGTCCTTAGAAGAAGTTGCGGTGAACGGGTGTCCGGTCTTTCACATCAGCGAGGGTATCCTTGCGGGCCTCTCAGTGCATCACGGGCCGTGATATTGGACTCTCAACATAGTCCGTTACGTTTGCACAACGCACAAAACGTAAAAAGCTAAACTCTGCATCAGGGCTGAGGACAGCCTCTTGCTCAAAGCCTAGCATCATTAGCCATTTGGCTATCATATCGCTCTTGTCCCAGATTTCACATCTGATCTCATTCGCGAATTTGTGGTAGTACTTGATCAGCTCAGGAGATGATCGAGCAAAGCGCAGAGAGTTTCTGCGCAAGCCCTTACCAAAAAGCAGCCACATCAGGGCATTGTCAGTTAGGCCAGTGATTGCAAGGGGCTTGCCATCACGCATTACTGAGTAAACCATGTCTTCCTTGAGACAGCTCATTAGAACATCTAGCGGTTCTACCTTGTAAGCCACACGCAGCTCTCGCTCCGTCTCAAAACTTATATCTTGGTAGAACGGCTCAATGTGTGCAGCCTTAAACTCATGAAGCTCAAGACCGCACATTTCTATAATGGGCTTAGCCATAGAGAGACTTGAAGCCTTCTTCGACCTGCTTGATGAAGTGCGGATCGCGCTTCACTGGATTGTGGTAGCGTTCGTCTTGCATCATTTCGCGCAACGACTGCTCGTTTACTGCCTCAGTACGTGCAGCAGTGCCGGAGAAGGAACCGTCCTTCATTGCAGTCATGATATGCTCAAGGGCGATAATACCCTCATGGCTTTCGCACATCCGCTCAATTGCTGGCAGCGCATTCTCTGGGAAAAACTTAGAGGCAAATGCCGATGCAGCTTCAATGCGTGTATTGGCATTGTCGCCTAGCTTTACAGCTTCAGCCTCAAGGTCAGGCTGGCTACCCATAGTAGCTTGGGCATACATGTTAATGCCATTCTCAAACTCTTCTTGAGAGTAACCATTCTCGAATGCGTGATCAGACCACCACTTTAGAAGCTCGCTATTTACAGCATCTTCTGCGCTAACGCTTTCAGGTAGCTGGTAATCGCCCGCGCTATCTGGGCGATCCTTGTATGCGTCTGCTTGTAGCTCTTCGAGCAATTTGCTGCGGAGGTCTTCTTCTCGCGCGCCCAGCTTTGACTCAAGAGACTTGTACGCCTCTGCCAAGTCGTTTGGAGATTTATACTTACCAAGCAGGAGTTCGCCCGATTCAGGGGCTTCGGTTGCTTGCGTTTCTTCCGCGGGCGCTTCTGTAGATTCAGACGCTTCGCCACTGATCAGGCTCTCGCTCATTGTTGCTTGCTCCTATGTGCATGGGCAATACGTTGCTCAAGAAGGCCAACGATATAACGCTGGCCCTCAATGTGTCTCAGTTCTTCAGTCGTGACGTTAGGACCATTCACCATTTCAATAGTGATAGATCGAAGGTAGCGAAGCACAGCAGCACCAGTCGGGCTGTTGAATACCTCAGCTACGTTCTGACTAACTTCAAGGTCAGCATCAGCCTTACGCTGAATACCATCGATTCCGATATTAACCCTCTGGGGCAACCATCTGTCCTTGCTGTTGCTGCGCCATTTGCTGCGCTATTGCAGCTATTTGTCTACGCTGCTCTTCATCACGAATCAAGCTCTCTGGCACACCAAACTTCTTAGCTAGGTGAACAGCAGTCTTTTCGCTGTCGATAAGCATCTGCAACATCTCAGGGCCAAAGGTTGTTCCAACCAGCTCAAGGTAACGAGCAACCGATGAGATGTCTTGGTTGGCTTGCGCTTGAGCGAGAGGCGATACAGAGCGGACCTTAACCTCACGACCATTGATCGTGGGGAGATCAATCCGCCCCTGCTTCTTCAGAATATAAACCACACGCTGAAGAACAGGCTGAACAAGCTCAGACTGCAAACGACCAAACGCAGAACCAATCCGGCGAGACAAGTCAGCCATACGCTCAGCAATCTCAGTAGCAGTCGCGGGCGTTTTGTTAGGGTCGCCAAGCATCTCGTTATAAAGCGCGCGCTTGATATTGATCCGCATGTCATTGAGGACAAGCTGGGCCACATCGAAGCGACCAGCCGCATTGATAGGCTGAAGGCCAGAGCTACCCATTGCCTTGGGGATGATAGTCCCGGGCACTAACTGGATCGTGTCCACGTTCACAACGCCATCATCTTCCATCTGGTAAATGCCAGAGATAGACATCTGCGCGTTCTCAAGGATCAGCTCAATCGTGAGGTTCGTTGTCTTGATAGCGGCCAACGCATTGATCAGCGGACCACGGCCATAGACCTCACCAGCACACTTAGCCCAACGGAAACAGACAAACGGGTTAGACCCAACGCCAGCCATTTCCTTCTTATGCAGCAGGGTAGAGGTGCGCATACAGATTGCGTAGTGGAAGTAAGCCTCTTCGTTCACGCGCGCGTAGTTCCGACAAACAACCTCAAGCACATCGGTAGTGTTGTTCCCACCCTTGAGGTTCATGACCTCTGGGGCAAACGTGCTGTTGGGATACATCATCTCAAGGTGATCAATCTCAACCTTTGCGCGCTTACGAAACACATGGTCAATGCGATCATCTGGCCCAGTATCGAGAACCACTTGAGGCAACGGGATTGCAGAGAAGACAACGGGATTGATTGAATCCCCTTCCTCTACACATAGAACCCCAGTCCCAACTGCTAGATCAATGAACGACTCGTGAACCTCCTGACCGAAGTTTGAGTTCTGGATAACCTCAAACACATAGTCAGTGACTTCATCTAGCTCATTGTCTACTGAGTCACGCTGCTCTGGAGGAACCTCGCTGCCTGAGATGAAGTCTGCCCAGCGAGCGAAGTTCGGAACAATGCCAGCCTGAAGGCGACTAGCAAACTCCTGAACGCCAACCACAGCAGTTTCATCGAAGATTTTATCGTCTCGGCGCTGGCCAGCTTCCTCATAATAAAAGGACTCACGCTGAGGAACGGCGTACTCATAGCACTCCTCAAACAAGGGAACCCAGTTTTCACGGAAGGCTTTCGCCTTTTCGTACTTCTTCAGATAACTCTGTGCGATTGGATCAGGCATTATTAGAACCTACCCAAAAAGCCTGCGGAACCACCCGGAGCTGAGAACAGGGAGCGGCGGCCAGTGCCACCACGGCGACCCTCCGATTGAGTGCGACCTTCAAGGGCGGTATCAATATCTTCCCGCTTACGCTGAGAGCGCTCCTCGATTGCCTTCTTCTTTGCTGCTTGCGCTGCTTCTTGCTGAGCGCGTGCCGCTGCTCTTTCAGCGCCGCTTGGTCCACCACACATGATAAGTCTCCTTTTTCTTCGCCCTAGTAGAGAACGAGGTATTGCTCAATGCACAAATTACATACGCGCCCATAGGCCTTGGCGCTTTCGCTGAGGCTTAGACCTAGCAAAAACATCGAAGCTAGTACGCGCAACGGTAGCTTGTGCGGGCTTCTGGGTATTCAACAAGGCACGGCCCTCGCCAGCGCCGAGAAGAAGGTACTGCAAGGAATCATGAACGTGACTGAACATGTTCTTGTCAGGCTTATCAGCATACCGCTCACCGCTAACTTCCATCCGCTTGTAGGCGTATCCACCCTCAAAGCCCTTGATCAAAGACTGGCAGCGCCGATCCACAAGGAACGCGGGCTTGCCATCAGCCATCTTGCTGAGCTGAGAAGAGACAGACTCAAGCCGCAGGTCAACAGAGTTGGAGTGCGTCGGGAATGCACGCAGGCCAGCGCCGCGAAGAATCTGGAACGGCGTTGATTCATCGGTCTGTGCGCGGAAGTCACCAGCTGGATCGCCGTAGATATATACATCGCTGCACGCATGAAACCGCGAGGCTAGCTCATTGCGCATCACTTCCGCAAAGCGAACAATGCCCATGTCAATTGCCACGATCTCAGACTGAATAAGCCAGCGACCACGGACCTTCTGGCCAAAGGTGGCGGCTGGCGTAAGGCCGAAGTCCACACCCACATACACAGGCATCCCGGCTGCAACAGGCAGCTCTTCCTTTGCGATGTGAACTTCTGGAGTAAACATAGGATAGACTGGCTTGCCTTCCTGAATAGTGCCAAGCCTATTCATGACATAGACATCGA